ATATACAAAGATTAGGTTTTAATAATCATAAATTTTTAGATATTGATGGAGCTCAATGTCATATATTTCATGACGATCAGGATGTGATAATTGGATTCAGAGGCACTGAACCAAAACAATGGTCAGATGTAAAAGCTGATTTATTGGCACTTAAAAGAAAATCAAGTACTGAGGGAAAGGTACATCTTGGATTTTTAAGAGAGATCAATAAATTATGGGATGCTATTCATGAAGAGATAGCAGATAAACCCGATCATCAAATATGGATTTGTGGTCATAGTTTAGGTGGAGCAATGGCTACACTGTGTGCGAATCGTCTAAGAGAATCAGTGCCAATATTGTACACATATGGATCTCCAAGAGTTGGTAGTTCTGTATTTGTAGATAACTGTGATGTAGAACATCATCGCTATCAAAATAATAATGACATAGTTCCAACCGTCCCATTCTGGTTGATGGGATTCAGACACCATGGAGAGTTACATTATATAAACTATTATGGAAATATTAGAAACTTAACATTTTGGCAGAAAATAAAAGACTCTTTAAGAGGTAGGTGGAAAGCTTTAACTAAGTTTCAATTCTTTGATGGTGTGTATGATCATAATATAACAGAAGGATACTCAGATAAATTAGCAAAACATGTAGATTCTTATAATTAATAGTTTACATTGCTAATAAAATTTGGTATAATATACTAGTATGTGGGAAATGATAGAAAGAATGACGGATGACCGTCTATGGATTTACACAGCAATTGTAGGGTCACTACTTGGTGCTGCATTTTTAGCATGGTTTCAAACTACACGGATGGGTCTGTGGTCTTATGATAGGTTTAATAATTTCTTAGATTATTTAGTTAAAAGATTTAATTGGAAATGGCTAGAAAAACCATACAACGATTGGCGAAACAAATATCCTCACATTACAAAGAAGATAGATAATTTAGAATATAGAATACAACAACTTGAAAAGGCGAATAATAGAAATGGCAAAGATAGGTGAAGATATTAAAGAAGCAATGATATCGCATGCACAAGGTCATATCGATAAACATAAAATGAATGTAATGATATACTTTAGAAATGCTGCAGGTATCGGTGGTCAAAAACATCCAGATGTACTTGAGGCTATAGAACAAGAACTCGACGTTGTTGCAAGATACGACGATCAGATCGAGATGTTGAAAAAATACTTCTAAAAAAATATTTTTTTTTTTCGCATATTAGCTGCATCTAGTATGTCATGCATGTATACATACTAGATATCATCAAATCAAAATCAACCATTAGCTAAGAGGTAACTAATGTCATCAGTTAGTCGCAATAACCATTTACCAACACCGTATCAAGAATTTATTCACCTATCAAGGTATTCAAGATGGCTACCAGAAGAAGGTAGACGAGAAACTTGGAGTGAAACCATTGAAAGATATTTTAATTATTTTGAAGAGCATCTCATGGAGATGCATAATTGGAAATTAGATCCAAAGTTAAGAACAAGATTAGAAGAAGCAGTACTAGATTGTCAAGTCATGCCATCAATGAGATGTTTAATGACTGCAGGAGAAGCGCTAAAAAGAGAAAACATTGCTGGTTATAACTGCTCATATGTAGCAATTAATAGAGTACAAGCATTTGATGAAATACTATATGTGTTGATGAATGGAACTGGTGTAGGTTTCTCAGTAGAACGTCAAGAAGTATCACAACTGCCAATTGTTGCAGAAGAATTTTTTGAAACAGATACAGTTATAGAAGTTGCAGATTCAAAGTTGGGTTGGGCTAAAGGATTTAAAGAACTTATCGCAATGTTGTACTCTGGTCAAATTCCTCGTTGGGATTTATCAAAGGTAAGACCAGCTGGTGTACCACTCAAAACATTCGGTGGAAGAGCTTCGGGTCCAGAACCATTAGACAGTCTATTTAAATTTGTTGTTGAGACAATGAAGGGTGCACCAGGTAGAAAGTTATCGTCGATAGAGTGTCATGACATCGTGTGTAAGATTGCAGAAATAGTTGTGGTTGGTGGTGTAAGAAGATCGGCATTAATATCATTATCGAATCTATCAGATGATCGTATGAGGCACGCTAAAGCTGGTCAGTGGTGGGAGCATAACGGACAAAGAGCTCTTGCAAATAACTCTGCAGCTTATTCGGAAAAACCAGATATTGGTATATTTATGGACGAATGGAAGTCGTTATACGATTCAAAATCGGGAGAAAGAGGCATATTCAACAGAGCTTCTGCGGCAGAACAAGCAAAAAGAAACGGTAGAAGAAAAACAGAAGGATACGATTATGGTACCAACCCATGTTCAGAGATTATCCTAAGAGATAGAGAATTTTGTAACCTATCTGAAGTAGTCATCAGAGCGAATGACACAAAAGAATCATTACTAGAAAAAGTAGAACTCGCAACCATACTCGGAACTATGCAATCTACACTTACAAATTTTAAATATGTATCAAAACATTGGAAGAATAATTGTGAAGAAGAAAGACTATTAGGTGTATCATTAACTGGTATCATGGATTCACCGCTAACAAGTCCAAAGAATAAAGATCTTGAAAATCTTTTAAAAGAACTCAAACAAAAAGCAGTAGATACAAACTATATACTTTCAAGAGAAATGGGTATTCCTGAATCTGCAGCCATAACATGTGTCAAACCTAGCGGAACAGTATCACAATTGACAGATGCTGCTTCAGGCATCCATGCAAGACACAATCCATACTATATTAGAACAGTACGTGGTGATAAAAAGGATCCACTTACAATGTATATGGAAGCTGCAGGTTTTCCAATTGAAGATGATGTCATGAATCCAAATCATACATCAGTATTTTCATTCCCTATGAAGGTTGATAAGAAAGCTATATTTAGAACAGATATGACAGCGATAGAACAACTCGAACACTGGTTAATGTATCAAAAACATTGGTGTGAACATAAACCATCTGTAACTATTTCTGTAAAAGAAAACGAATGGATGGAAGTTGGAGCATGGGTCTATGAGCATTTTGATTGGATGTCTGGTGTATCATTCCTTCCATTCAGCGATCATACATATAGACAAGCACCTTATCAAGATTGCAGCGAAGAAGAATATAAAGATCTTTTGAAGAAGATGCCAAAAGATATCGATTGGTCACAACTCGCGCAATACGAAACTCAAGATATGACAGTTGGTGCACAAGAACTAGCATGTACTGCGGGTGGCTGTGAGATATAATGAAAATGTTGACAGTTTATACACGTAATGAACCGCCTTGTGGATATTGCCTTATGACTAAAACATTGTTAGGACATCATGGCATTGATTATAAGGAAGTAGTTATCGGAGAAGATATTGATAGGGAAGAATTCCGCAATAAGTTCCCAAACATACGTACGGTACCAGCAATATTTACTGAAGAGTATATTGGTGGATATCAGCAGTTAGAAGAACGAATCGCGGAATTTACTAATGGATGAGTATATAATAGAATGTCACGAGTGTGGTGAGTATACTTTAGTAAAGGCTGATTCTATTCCGGAATATTGCCCTATGTGTGGCCGAAGAGTTGAGGCTGAAAGTAAAATGCATGATGATGATTTAGGACATAATGACTACGACTAATATTTTTATGGAATTTGATTCTTCTTGGCACAAAGAATACAAGTCAGAAGAAGATTTTCAATGTTGGGATACTTATCCAAAGTATAGATGGTTATTCAATAAACTCGAAGTTTCTATGAAACTCGGATATGATTGTGGTCCGGCTGGTGTTCCTATAACAAAAGCTGGTAACTATATCATAAGACCAACATATAATTTATATGGAATGGGAATAGGTGCTCATAAGAAGTATCTGGATCCTAGTAAACATGGTGAGGATATGATTCATCACAAACATATTCCTCCTGGGTATTTTTGGTGTGAGTGGATTGATGGAACGCATCATAGTATTGATTTTATGAAACAAGATGGTAAATGGGTTCCATTTAGCGCAATGATAGGTCATCATTATGGAGAAGATAATCTCGTAAAGTTTAAGGAATGGGAAGTAATAGAACCAAAGTTTAAATTACCAGACTGGTTACATTCTATAGAAACTGAAAGATACTTAAATATTGAAAGCAAAGATGACAAGATCATAGAGATACATTTAAGAAGCGGTAATGATCATATATGGAATCTTAACGTAGGTTCTAAGGTTTACCCGGTATGGGAAGGTGATGATTATAAAGATCTAGAACATCTTGAATTTGTAGGAAATATGCACTCAGAATCATTTAAATATCAAGCAGACGGGCATTTATCTGATTTAAGGTTAGGGTACTATATCGACAATGTATAAATACCCTCAGGAGTATTACCATGAAAACATTTAAAAACTATTTAAAAGAATCATATTCAAACTGGAAGCACGAAGAACCAGCAAAGTATTCACAGCATCTAGAAAAAACATTTGGTAAACCCGATGAGATGACAGATAGTCAAACTATTTGGTATAATAAAGATGGTTTTAAAAGAATAGTCGTTAAAGACGAATACATCCTCCACGCTTCACCGGCTCCACATTATGACTTTGTATATTGCTATGTTGATTTACAAGTACCAGAAGAAATGGCAACAGATCTTGCTAAATCAAGTGGTAGTATTATGATTGACTTCTTAAAGGGTGAAGTCGGTGCAAGATGTGCTTCTACTACAGCTAACGCAACTACAATAAATTATTGTTTAGATGTTGTATCTGGTAGAGTCAAACCTTCAAAAGCTGAATACGAGAAAAGAATACTTGCAATGAAGAAACTTTTTTCTAGTGGTAAGAAGTATGAGCTTGATTGGTGGCCAGATGAAACCAACGATGCTGATCCAAAGAATCCGTATTACAAATAAATGGAAATAATACTACTTAAAGTAATGACAGACGTTGTAGGTTTAGAACTTACGATAGCTGCGGTGGCAACGGTGGTGGCCCTTAATATATAACTATATGGCATGGTTTTATGATGATAAATTATTCGAAGAAACTCCTGAAGATTATCAAGGCTTTGTTTATGAGATCGTTGATCTGTATAATAACAAGCGATATATTGGTAAGAAAAACTTTTGGAAACCCAAAATCCTCCCTAAAAATTCTAAAAGATCTCGTCGTGTACGTACTCGGGTTGAGTCAGACTGGAAAACATACTACAGCTCAAACAAAGAGTTGCAACTCCTCGCAGAGACAAATGACGAGGTATTATTTGAAAGAATAATTTTAAGGTTATGTAAGACTAAAGGAGAGATGTCATACTACGAAGCAAAGCTTCAGTTTGAAAACGACGTATTACTAAGAGATGATTATTATAACGAGTTCATTGGTTGTAAGATACATGCAAAACATATAAGAAGGAAATAATTATGGCAGTTAATCAATTAGATTTATTTGTATTTGAAGTGTTAGATAAAGTTGCAGCAGCAAAAACTAAAGACGAAAAGATAAAAATATTAAGAAAGCACGAATCATGGGCGCTGAAAGATATATTAAACGGTACATTTAATGAAGACTTTGAATGGAACCTCCCTCCAGGCAAACCTCCGTACAGAGCATCAAGACCTGAGAGCGCGCCAACAAATCTTTTAAGACAAAACGTCCAATTTAAATATTTTTTCAAAGGTGGACCTGGTGATAAGTTAAGTGCGCCAAAGAGAGAAAGTCTTTTCATAGGATTATTAGAAGGCATACACCCAGATGATGCTCTAGTTGTCCTTAACATGATAGCAAAGAAGCCTCCAAAGGGCATAACAAAAAAGTTGGCCGAAGAAGCATTTAAAGGTTTACTTTCAAAATAATATGTGGTATAATTAATCATGAATTGGCTAATAGTAGTATTTTTTGTAGGCGTGTATTCTGATGGTACACAAGATAGTTATATCTTCGAAAAGCCTGCCTTTGAAACTAAAGATGCATGTATAAACGCAGCTACTGATAAAGAACAAATTAATGAGTTTGTTAGACAGCTGGTAATCGATGTAGGTCATAGAGATATTCAAAAAGTAGTTTGTGCGACAGAAGAAAAAATACGAACAGCCATAGAATTAACTCATGGAGGAGAGGATACTTGAATATATTTGTACTAGATAAAAACCCCACCATAGCAGCACAAATGCTATGTGATAAACACGTACCAAAAATGATAGTCGAGTCTGCGCAGATGTTAAGCACAGCACATAGACTTCTTGATGGTACACCAGAAAAACGAAGATCAAAGTCAGGTAAAACAATACAAACTTATTATTCTTTTGGTGATGTACGAGACAAGTTATATTATCTTGCTGTGCACAAATACCATCCGTGTACTACATGGACCATGGAGTCAGAAGATAACTATCGATGGCATTATTGTCATTTTACTGCCATGGCAGAAGAATATGAATACAGACGAGGAAAGATACATAAAACATGGGATCTACTCGGTATGTTATTAGCAGCGCCGCCTAAGAATATACCTGCAGGTCCATTGACAGAATTTGCACAGGCTATGAGTCATTATCCAGATTGTAAAGTGCCTGGTAATGCAGTAAAAGCTTATCGTAACTATTATCATGCAGCCAAACCATTTGCTAAATGGGAATGGCGTAGACAAGCTCCAGACTGGTGGAAAGGATACCAAAATGCCGACTTACACGCTGCGTAATATCAAAACAAAGAAAAGCTTTGACGTATTTTGTACCTATACAGAACTACAAAAAATGTTAGAAGAAGATCACAACTTAGTTCAAATGTTAGTAACACCTACAATTATTGGTGGTACAGGATCATTACTAAGTAAAACATCTGATGGTTGGAAAGATCATCTCAAAGAAATCAAAAAAGGATCTGGAAAGGGTAATACAATAAAGGTTTGATATGGAGTTTATACATGAAAAAATTGATATGGGATATGATGACTTGGATCGTGCTGAACATGCAGATGGTCGTCGCTATGTTACTCTTGACGGTAACGCTTATCCTTCTGTTACTACAGTATTGAGTATAATACATGAAGAAAAGATAGCAGCATGGAGGAAAAAGGTTGGCGAAGAAAAAGCTAATCAAATCGGTACACAAGCTGCAAACCGAGGCACATTAGTGCATGAGATAATAGAGAAATACTTACATAACGAAGACACATCAGACTATCTACCTCATATACAACAATCTTTAAAAAATCTAAAGCCTTTACTAGATAAACATATCACAAAAGTATTTGCTACAGAAGCACCGTTGTATAGCGATTATTTAAAGCTAGCGGGTACATGTGACTGTATCGCTGAATGGGATGGTGTCCCTACAATAATTGATTTCAAAACATCTAAACGACCTAAGAAGAAAACAGACATTCCTAATTATTTTGCCCAACTCGCAGCTTATGCTGTTATGTGGGAAGAAAGAACTGGTATGGCTGTAAGTAATACTCGTATCGTTATGGATGTTGATAACTTCCATCCTGTAATGTACAAAGAAACAAGAGACGATTGGATCGATCTCATGATTGAGACTCGAGACGAATATAATCGTCGTAAGAAGTTTCATTCTTAACTGTTACATTAATATCACACTTAAATTATTTTCACTTAATATGAAAAAAAGCATGTACAATCATTTAATTATGAGGTATACTGGTACTATAATAATTAATGAGGAGATATTATGAAAAAAGTAAACGATCAGATTCCAATGACCTTCCAGCAGGAAGTCAATCTGCATGAATATGGCAGTATCTGGGGTCGTAAAAGAACCTCAGAAGAATGGCGTCAAATCGCTATTCAGCGCAAGCGTACGGCCGCAGTTGGCCGAAGAAAGCTTGCTTTCTTAAACCAGCCTGGAATGAGGCAACTGGTTCAAGACTTGGAAGAGCAAAGAGTTGCTCAACCTTGGAATGAGTTTGCTACTAGTATGAGTAGCGCTCTTTCAGTCTGGGGTCAGTGGACTCCAGGTCAACTAGCTGCCGTTAAGAAAATGGTGGCTAAATTTAAAAAGTCCATTGAAGGCAAAACAGGCCGATGGGCTGGAATACAGGGGTACATATATGAATAATATAGTACTTACAGATTGTGATGGTGTTCTCTTAAACTGGAGAGATTCATTCGATTCATGGATGATGAGACAACATGGAATATTCGCTACAGGTGATGTTCGTGTTTATGATCAAACCGAAAGATACGAAGATGAAGAGATTTGGAAAAAAATCGTAGAATTTAATTCATCAGCAAATATCGGTTGGTTGCCACCACTTTATGATTCAGTAAAGTATGTTAGAAAAATATATGAAGAGTTAGGAATGAAGTTTACAGTCATAACTTCTCTATCTCTTAATCCTTACGCACAACAATTAAGAACACAAAATCTCATCAATATCTTTGGTAAAGATGTATTTGATGAGTTCATATACCTAGACACAGGTGAAGATAAAGATGTTATCCTTGGAAAATATGCAGAATATTATCCAGGTGCATATTGGATTGAAGACAAAGTTAAGAACGCCATCGATGGTGCTGAAGTTGGTCTTCAACCATTATTAATTAAGCATCCTCATATTAAAACAGAAAATACTGAGGGTATCCCTAAAATGTCTAACTGGAGAATGGTATATGACACAATCGTTGGCTAGCGTACTTGTATTAAGATCACAATTTGAAGAATTAACTAAAAACTTTACTATGAACCATGGGTCTGATATAGATACTATAAATTGGTTTATCGAAGAAGGACATAAATCAAATTCATTAAGAAGAGGTTTTAAAAAGGCCAAGTCTATAGCAGAAACAATTCGGAGTTACTATGCAGAAGAAGTTACAGAAAGATTCGAAATATAATGATAAAGATCTAAACGGCGATGGTGTTGTATCAGATGATGAATTAGATGAATGGAAACAAGCAGAAGAAGTGAAGAGATTAAATAGAAAACAAATGCATCAAAGAAATATGGCTTGGGTTGCTCTCGCATCTATGCTATTATTTACTGCAATAATGTTTACACCTATCGTACCAGATGAAAGAATAAAACTTTTGACTGACATATCAAACTTATTTTATTTAGCTCAAGCTGGTATCGTCGGTGCATTTATGGGTTTTGCAGCATTTGATAAGTCAGGTATGAAAGGAAAGTGATAACATATTATGAAAAGATTGATATATCAAGTTTACGTAGGTAAACGTTCTAAATTATATGACCACTGTACACAATCAGTAAAAAACTATTGCAGAGAACATGGAATAGCGCATGTAGTTCAAACTGCACCACAACTATTCATAAAACCTAACGTGTTTGTTACTGGCCGTAGTAGAGAATCATATGAAAAATATGGTGGTTACTTACCGATATATGAAAAAGAAAATGCTTTTGCGTACTTCGGTGATTACGATCAGATCGCTATTATCGATGCAGATGTATACATTAGACCCGGTGCACCTGACTTTTTTAAAGAATTAGACGAATCATATGACTTCGGTGGTGTTATTGAAAGAGATATGCCAGTCACTATAGAATATCATGCAAAATTAAAGAACTATTCACAAATGCAATATGGTTCTCTTCCTACATTTAAAGATACTGTATGGGGAGCCGAAGCTGCTCCATTTATGAATATGGGAGTTATGTTGATGAATAAATCTTTTGCTAAATATCTTAATGGTCAAACGCCAAAACAATTCATAGGAAGAGATGAGTTTCAACCCTTTGTTGATGGAATGGGTGCATGGAAATGGTCAACAGATCAGACTTTGTTAAATTATTGGATACCAAAGGTTGGAATGAAAGTTAAGAATCTTGACTGGAAATGGAATGGATTATATGGTGTAAATACTAAGATCAAAGAATGTCATTTTGTACATTTCTTTTTAAGAGATCATTTACCACAACAAGGTGAAAATGTTGAAGAACTAATGGAGCAAGTTAGTGGATAATAAAGAAATAGATATAAGAATAGCAGTTTTAGAAACTATGCACAAAGATTTACATGATCAATGCGAAAAGAATCCTACTACTGAACTTAAGAAAAGAAAACTAGAAGTTAAGACAGAACTTCAAAGACTACAAACAAAAAAAGATTATGATTATGATGAACATGCTGGCGGGATTGAAACCTTT